TCCATTAAATTTCTTTACTATTGTTTTTACATTAGTAGGTTTACCACCAGGATTACCTGCAGCTCTCTTTCTAGCTACAGCAGATTTTTTCTGTGATGAACTCATTGATCTTGCTTTTGCTATAGGTACACATTTTGGATAAGCTCGCTTACTTCCTTTTTTTCTACCACAAGGTTGATACTTACCATTTTTTTTAGGTGCACCAATGTCAACCCATTTCTCTTTAACCCAAGCTCTTAATCCTTTTTTAGCCATTAGGTGACAGTAGTTACTTTACGTCTATCTTCCATTACTCCACCACAACCTTTGGCTATACCACCTTGATTGAAGCTAGAAATTTTTTTTCGTTGTTGAGATATTTGATTAATAATTCCTCCATTGGCTTTCTTTTTTTTCTTGCCTCCTGGAGTTACTTTCCCTGAACAAACAGCACTTGCATACATGTTAGCATATGCACTAGGATATACTTTAAATTTTCTTTTAGCCGCAGCCTTACCTTTTGCACAAAGTTTACCCATTATTTTTTTCTCAATCTAGATAATGTTTTAGCAAACCTTGCTCGTTGTCCTAATTTTCCCGGTGCTTTCGCAGCTTTGTTTAATTTTTTTAAAGGAATCTTTTTTCCTTTTTTCACGCCTAAAGACTTACGCAATGAACCGGGTTTCTTAATAGCTTTTTTAATATCAAGTTTTTTCTTTTTTACTCTTCCACCTTTTTTATATTCAGCGGCTAGAGCAGGATCTATTTTTTCCTGAACTGCTTCAGGTAATTTATTAAATCCTTTTTTATTTGATGGTATTGATTTTGTCATAATTATCTTTTTTTCCCTATAACTTTTTGTAATGTTCTTGCTTGTTTAGCATGTGTATTAGATGCTTTTTTCAAACCTTTAATTACTTTTTTAACTTTTTTCTTTGAGCTTTTTTTCATTATTATTTCTTTTTTAAAAGTCCCATTGCACCTTTAGCTCCCTTGATGCCAAAGCTTGCAGCGCAACATAAATATAATAAATGTTTATAATATTCAGGAAGCGAGTGCAAGGCTTCAAAGCCAGCTTTTATATGTGGTGTCATTCCCGGAATAAAAACTAATGTTGCTGGAGCAAGTAAGCAAATTAAAATTACTTCGTCTTTCCAGCTCCCTTTCATTTGTTCTACAGCACTTTGTTCCCAAGCCACTTTACCAGCGATTTGATCCTCTTTAAGTTTGGTTGCTGCTTTTACTTCCGTAAGTTTTAATTCTGCTTTTGCCTTTTTGGTCTCGACGAAGCCGCGGATTCCATCAGCGGCAACGCCGAGTAAGGGTTTTGCTAAAAGCTGCCAGACCATTGTCTAAGCTGCTCCGCCTGTCATCCAACTGATGACCCAAATAACAATAATCGCCACAATAGCGGCCTTGATCCAGTCCTTCATTTTCCACTCTGACCACTCTTTAATATGTGACCATAGATCTTTTAGTAAGTTCATAGAACCTCCTTTGTTAAAGTAGCGAAGTATACTATTTTAAACCTTTAAATGCTACCTTTTTAATCTGTACCTTACTACGTTGACCTTTTGGGCCAGCACCTAAGTTTTGTGTAACTTTAGGTCCTTCCATAGTAGCACTATAAACATCAGCTATTGCAGTTTGATTTACATGTGGTCCTGCGTAAGGATTCATATCTTTTGAAACTGTCATTTTAGCATTAGGATAAAGTGAACCATTGATAAATTTTGGTTTAGGATTGTTAAGCGCCATATTTTCTCCTAGTGTATTGTGGGTTTTATTAAACTAATAAAATCACGGGTGTTATGTTCTACAATATTTGCTGCTTCTTCTTTTGACAAGTTATCAAAGTAAAGAATACGTGCAACACTCATCATAGCACCTGCTAAAAGTATACTATCTTCCTCACTTTTGGAAGTATTTTCTACTAAGAACAAAATCTTATCAAAGTAATCTTGTAATTTTTTTTCTGCAAGCGACATGTTTTCCATTTAATATTTATTTCTTAGTTTAGAAGGCTCCATTACCTTTGCTAATTGAATTGATTCTCTAATTGTAGCGTGACGATCTGCGTTGTCTATCTTTTCTTGCTCTTGTACAGCGTCAATCTCTGCTTTTTGCTCATCAAGTGCCAATCTTTCGCCATCTTTCTGTGCACGTAGCTCTAATTCTTCTGCACGTAGCCCTAATTCTTCTTGTTTTAGTGTAACAAGTGGGTCTTTTTGCATTCCTTCTAGATATTCTTGCTCTTCTGCTACCATAGCCTCTGTTAATTCCTTAATTTTTACAGAAACTTGCTTTGCAATCTCTATTTCAAACTGTTGTTGCAGTTCTGGTGGTATTTGACCTCCATATTGCGCTGTTAATTGCTGTATTTCTTGTTGATTTTGAAGCATAATCTCTTCTTTTGCTAGTTCACTAATGTGATTAGATATATGTGCTTGAATTAAAGACAAGACAGGAGGTGAATTCTTCACCAAATATGTCGACATAAAGGCACGATGTGTGTCTATATGTGCTACATGGTCTTGTTGTGGAAACGCAACCGCTGGTTTTTGTAATAACATCTGTGAATTCTCCATTGCTGCATCCATTGGCATAGGTTTTGGAGGAGGTGGTAAAATTGCATCGATATTTTGTACCCCCATTGCCTGATACATACGTCGATAGGCCTCATATTGGTTGTGAATTTGGGGGTTCGCTTGTGCTAATTGTAACTGTGTCTGCGCCAATGTAATACGCTGTGACATAGAAAAGATATTAGGGTCCGATACAGGAATAATATCAACACGATTATCGAAATCTGTTTGCTTGATCATTTGATTTCCACCCACCACGGCATATGGATATTCAGGTGGTAAGTAATCAGTGATGATTCTTGCTAAAATTTTAAATTCTTTTTTCTGTGCATAGTGCAATCTTTTATGAATAGCACTCATGACTTTTGTTCCTTGCTCGAGTAGAGCCATAGTTGTGCCAACTGGATTAGCTTGTGAACCTTCTCCTAATTTTTGATCGGCAACTGCAGCAAATCTTTTTCCTGCATCAACAACAAAACCTAATAATGAAAATAAAGTTTGATCTGGTCCTTTATACGGAAGTGGCATGAGACCTTGACGAAGATCACCACTTGGTGCGTCTATGTCTCTGAACTCTCCTGGTTGTAATGGACTATCATCATCGGCAATTCTAATTCCTCTTGCTTTAAATCCTGCTGGTAAATTAGATAATGTTCCCGCATCAATGAGTTGACGGAGTGCTGACGTAGCAGTCCTGGACAAACCCCCCAACATATGAATAAGACCAAAACCATAAAAACCAAGGCCTGGTAAAAATTTATATTGAACGAAGTATGGTATTTTTTTCCGAAGAGAATCATCTTCTCGGTAGTTGCGGTAGATGGAGAGAATGTTTCCTGTTCCCTCATCAATAGTAACCACATAAGGAATCTTTATACCTGTAGGTTCTCCTGTTTGCTCGTCTTGATCTTCGAAACCTTCTATGTCCAAATCGCAATGCACTTCAAACAGTTGATACATTTCATCGTAGTTAACCGAACTTACACCTTCTAACTGATTATATTTTTCTTGTACTTGTGTTTCTTCCATGGTGGGTTCTTGTAATTTTACATCTTTGTATAAACCCATGACTTGTGCTTTTTTAATTTCGTTACGTGTCATCTTCACAATATGTGTAACTCTTTCTGAAGACGCTAAGTCACTTGATAGATATGGAACAATTAAATCTTCACTTGGAACGAATTTTGATACAGGTCTTCCTAGAGCTGCATCGTAGTAAATCTTTTTAAAAGCAGAACCTGCAAGAGGTAAGAAAAATAATAACTGATCCATGTCAGCATCATACTCTTCCATTTCATCTAAGATTAAGTAATTCATGTATTCACGAACACGTTGTGCTTGTGCTTCTGTTTCAGCGTTTTGTTCACCGACAACGTTACATTTTACAGGACCTCCTGATGGTAGTAATTCTTTATACGCTTGTGATTGAAAAGCAGTAACACTCTCGGATAGTAATGGATGTGTCACGGAGCTTGCTCCTTGGAACGGCTGTGATCTTTCTTGGTGTTTAAATCCTAGTAAATCTAATCCATGTGTGTACGAATAATACCACTCGTCTCTCGATGCTTTATCATCTTCAATCTGTCCACGTAGTTCTTCTGAAATTTCATTTAAGATATCATCTTCTAATACTTCTGCTAAGTTTGCACCAAAAGGAATCTCCTCTTGTACCATTGCTTCTTCCCCAAAGGTTACTGACCCATCTGGGTTTTCAATCATTTCTTCAGCTACTTCTATTTGTTCTTCAGCAACGGGTGCTGCACTCATCGGATCTGATGGTGCTGGATCGTATCCTGCTGGTCTTTCTACTGCCATTATCTTCTTGCCTTTCCATAGCCACGTTTAGCTGCTCCGCCTGATGCAAATTTTTTAATAGTTCCACCATTTTTTTTACCCATAGGGTTTGCTTTGTTTTTAGATCGTATTCTTCTTTGTTTCTCCGCT